CGCTCCTTCTTCTGGTAACGCAGGAATTGACACTTATGGCTTTACTGTTATAAAGACAGCAACGTCAACATTTACAATTTTGGCATCACAAACTCAATTCAACTAGGAGACTTAAATGCCTATTTTTTCTTCAAGAGGTGGTGGTTCGGCAAAAGGGTTTGGGTTAACGTCTGGGCCTGCTTCATATTCTATTCAATATTTTATCGTAGGAGGTGGAGGAAGTGGAGGAGGTAAAAATAGTCCAGGTCCTTGGGAAAACGGAGGAGGTGGAGCTGGCGGTGGTTTTAGAGAAATTACTACAAAAACTTTTAAAGTAGAAAAAGGAAGATCTTATACAGTAACAATAGGTGCTGGAGGAACAGGTTCAAATTTAGGAAATAATACTGCTGGTGCTGATACTACTTTTGGTACTGTATTGTCTACAACTGGAGGTGGATCTGGTGGACCATCCCCTGTAGAATTATCAGGAGGCAGACCAGGAGGTCCAGCTGCAGATGGTTTTCCTACAACCTCACCTTACTTTGGTGGAAAAGCTGGAGGAAGTGGAGGGGGTGGTTCTAGATCAGACCCAAATGAGAATCCAGGATCAGCACCTTATTTTAATGGTGGAGCAGGAAATTGGGGAAATTACAGTCCGCCAGAAGGTAACAATGGAACAACTGGGGAAATTGGGAGCAATCCTACTTTGGCAGCTGGATCGGGAGGTAGTTCTACTAATGCTACAGGCTGGTATCCTGGAACATATTCTAGAGGTAAGAGTGGAAACCAAGGTTCTGGAACTCCTGGTAGTGCTAATACTGGTGATGGGGGAACAGGAGTAGGTCCAGGGTCGGGAAATGGTGGAAGTGGAGGCTCAGGCAGATTTGTGTTAAAAAGAGTAACAGCATGTTCACCAAGTGCAACTGGAGGCTGCACATCTACTTGTGGAGCATGCACTATTCATTTGTTTAATTCTCCAGGAACTTTTATAGCTTAAAATATGGCTCATTTTGCAAAAGTTGATTCAAATAATAAAGTTTTAACTGTTTTGTATATTGAAACTAATTTAATTGTAGATGAAAATGGAAATGAATCAGAATTATTAGGACAACAATATTTAGAAAAACATCATGCTTGGCCAGCAGAACTTTGGAAAAAAACATCTTACGGAACAAAACATAATAAACATTACACTGTAGACTCAAATGGAAATAATATTCTTTCTTTAGATCAATCAAAAGTTTTTAGGGGAAATTATGCTGGTATTGGTTACACGTACGACAGCACTATAGATCAATTTAAACCACCTCAAGTTTTTAAAGGATGGAATTATAACGTTGCTGAAGCAACATGGAAACCACCAACTCCTCAACCAGATGATAATGTTGCTTATAATTGGAACAACGAAACTGAATCTTGGGTAAAATCTGAAGATTTTTATAGCTAAACTAATATTGACATTAAAATAATTAGTGTTAGTTTTTGCTTTAAATGTTTGAAAAAAAAATAAAAAATGATGGAAGCATTTTTTTTGGTAATCTAAAACCGCTTCAAATTGATGAAGAAAAAGTAAAATGCGATTTTTTAGAAAGTTATTATTTTAAAGAAAAAAATTTTTCTTTAGAAAATTTTTACGATTTATCTTTAAGTGATGATTCAAATTATTCTCATATTTTTACTCTTTTAAAAGAAAGATTTTATTGCAGTTTTAATAAAAAAATTTTTTTTAATTCTATGTGGGGAAACATTTTTCATTTTAATGAAGGTTCTCAAAAAAGAAACAATTTAAAATATGGTTGTAGTTACACAGCTATAATTTGTATTGATAAAAAAGAAAAAAATTGTTCTCTAGTGTTTAACTATGACGATATATCAAAAAAAGATCTATTAAATGAATTTAATTTTGAAAAAATGTGTTATGTTTTTTTTCCTTCAAATTTAAATTATTTTTTTATTAAAAACAAAAATGAAAAGCCTTGTTTTTATCTAACAATAAATTTTAATTGTAATGATTAATAATTTTTTTTATTTTCCTAGTGTAATTCCAGAAAAAATTTGTGACGATATTGTAAGGACAGCTAAATTTTATAATAACTTTCAACTGGCTAAAACTGGTAAGTTTAGTTTTAAAAATTTAAAAAAAAAGGATGTTGAAAATTTAAAAAAAACAAGAAATTCAAATATTTGTTGGTTAAATGATTCTTGGATTTATGATTTAACTAAACCTTTTTTAGATGAAGCTAATTCAAAACTTTTTAAATTTGAATATGATTACATTGAACAAATTCAATTTACGGAATATGGAATTGATCAACATTATGATTGGCATAAAGATTCATGGGAAGAACCTTATAAAAATAATTCAAATTTAAATTATAATGGAAAAATTAGAAAGATTTCTTTAAGTTTAATTTTATCAGACATAAATAATTATGTAGGTGGAGATTTTCAATTTGACTATAAAATAAAAAAACAAAAAATAATTACTTGTTCTGGTGAAATGAAAAAAAAAGGCAGCATATTAATTTTTCCTTCTTATGTTTATCATAGAGTTACCCCAATAATAAGTGGAACTAGACACAGTTTAGTTATGTGGGCATTAGGAAAACCTTTTAAATAAAAATTTATGGAAACTAATAATATTTATAAAATTTTTGAGACAAACATAGCTAAATTTAATAAAAAAGAATATTTACAAAAATTGATAAATTTTACAGATCCCATTATTCAAAAAGTAAAAAATTTTAATTTAAAAAACCCTACTACAAAAAATAAAAATATTCCTAATGATTTTGGTATTTCTCATCATTCTTCTACTTTAGATTTTAAAAAATTTAATTTTTTTTATGAAGATATAATTTTTTATTCAAAAAAATTTTGCGAACTGTCTGGTTTTAACATTAAAAATTTAAAAATTTTTGTTAAAGATTGTTGGGTCCAAGAATTTGGTTCTTTAGCGGGGCATCACTTACCTCACATTCACACAAACTCACATATTAATGGTTTTTATTTTTTAAAATGTACAGAAAAAACTTCTTGTCCTACTTTTTACGATCCTAGGATTTCTAAAGCACTTTTAAAACTACCTCAAAAAAATATTAATGATATAAATTCTGCATCAGATATAGTTCATTTTAAACCTATTCCTGGTGATTTTATAGTGTTTCCAAGTTATTTAAATCACGGATTTTCTGTGGATACTGGAGAAGATCCTTTTAGATTTATTCATTTTAACTTATTGTTTTATGATAAAAATATTTAAAAATTTTTTATCAAATCAAGTTTTTGAAAATATAAAAAAAACAATTTGCAATGAAAAATATTTTCCTTGGTATTGTAGCCACATCATTAGTGAGAATGATAATAAAACACAATTTGTTCACACTTTTTTTGAAAACTCACGAGTTTATTCTTCTTATTTTGATTTATTGTTTCCTATTTTTGATGTTATAAAACCATTTACCTTATTAAGAGTAAAAGTAAATTTAGGGGTAAGAACTGAAAATCATGAAGAAGGAGGAATGCATATAGATTATGAAAGCACTAAAGACTATAAAGTTACTACTGGTATATTATATTTAAACACAAATAACGGTTACACCAAACTTGAAAATAACAAAAAAATAATAAGCAAAGAAAATACTTATATTGAATTTTCTTCAAATATTAAACATACTGGAGTAACATGCACAGATGAAAGAACAAGAATAGTTTTAAATTTAAATTATATTAAAAGGTTTACAAATGTATAAAATTAATTTATAAAAAATTAGAATGCCATTAAAAAAAAATTATTGTATTATAAAAAAAGCAGTCGGTTTAGAAGTATGTAATTTTTTATGTGATTATCTTGATAATAAAAGAGAAATTTATAAAATTTTAGTAAATAATAAACACATATCTATGTTTGATTCTTTTCATGGTAATTCTGAAAATAAAGATACACAAAGACAAAATGGATTAGATACATATTCTGTGTATGGAGATGCTGCTTTAGATACTCTTTTAGTAGCTTTAAAAAAAACTTTTGAAGAAAAAGAAAAAGAAGAGTTAATTCCAACTTATTCTTTTGCAAGAGTTTATACAACAGGAGAAATTTTATATAAACACTTAGATAGACCTTCTTGCACAATTTCTGGAACTTTGTTTTTAGGCGGAGATAATTGGGAAATTTTTTTAAGAGATAAAGACAAAAAAATAAAAGTTAATTTAAATCAAGGTGATATATTAATGTATTATGGAGATAAACTACCTCATTGGAGAGATCAATTTATCGGAAATGAATGTTTTCAAGTTTTTTTACATTACAATAAAAAAAATGATCCTAATTCTTCTTTGTATGATGGGAGACTTTTTATAGGAGTTCCAAATTATGTTAGATAAAAATTTAAATTTATTCCCATTATTTCCTGATTTAATAGCTTGGGGAAAATTAAATTTATCTAACGAAGAATTAAATATTGCTAGAGAATTCATAAAACAAGAAGAACATGTTCCAGCAAATTTACATGGAACGTTTGCAAGTAAAAATAAATTTATTTTAGAAAAAGAAGATTTTTACTTTTTAAAAAAAGCAATTAATAGTCAAGTAAATAATTTTGTTAAAAATTATCTTAAAATAAAACCAGTTTTTAAACTAATAAGTTCTTGGTCTACTCTTACAAAACCAGGGGCAAATAGTCATCTTCACAAACATTTTCATTCTATGTTAAGTGCTGTTGCTTACATAACAGTACCTCCTGATAGTGGAGAAATATCTTTTACTTCAAGTAAAACAAATTTTTTTGAAATAGAAAGTATTGAAAAAAATATTTATAATTCTAATGATATTAAATTCACTCCAGAAGAAAACACTGTAGTAATTTTTCCATCACAACTGCTACACGAAGTATTAACAAATAATTCTAAATTTAATAGAGTTTCCATAGGATGTACTTATTTACCAATAGGATTTGTTGGTACTGGAGAATCAACCTATCGTTTTGAATAAAGAATTAACATATTCCACTCAACCAATTTTTAAAACTCCATTCTTTCCATTGCGCGTATTGAAAATTTGATTTTATACTTTTGACTATGTCTGTATGTGACATATTTTTAATTATTTTAACTATATTTTCAACATCTTTTTTATCATGTTTTTTCCACAAGAGTTTAGCATATTTCCAAAATTTACTATTGTACGTAGAGCCTTCTGAGTAGTGCCACAAAATAAAATTTTGTACTTTAAAAATATAATCTCTAATACCTGTTATTGTTGTTTCTTTAGTTGTATCATTAAACATATAATCAAAATAAAATCTTATAGATTTAATATATCCAGCCATAGCTGTGGCCTCTAATGGTTCTAAGAAAAATAATTTATTACCATTTAATAAAACTCTATTATCTATAATAGGATTTTTAGATACATATTGTTTAAAAGGAAATATTTTATTTATTGTTTCTATATTAAACATTTTCTTAAAATCTTTTTCTGCTTCTTTTAAGGTCGTAATTTTATCATTAAAAATATAGCCTAAAGATGTTTTATCTGGTAGAGGTATGTAAAAACACCAACCATTTTTATGCGCAATAGATCTGGTATATTTAACATCGTTGTTTTTTTTTGGTAATGTTGCAAGTAAAGCACAATTTAATGGATTAACTAATTTATCGTATTTATTTAAATTAGTGGGAGTACCTCTACAATCTATAATATAATCAGCATCAATAGTTTTATAGTCCTGTATGTTTTCATCAATTTCTTTAAATTTTATTCTTAAATTACTGCAAACAAAATTTTGAAATTGTTTTGGTTCTAAATGTAAAGCGTATCTACCAACAGGAAAAGGGTGAAATATATTTTTATTTTTTTTCCCAAAATTCTCATACATTATACCTGTTTTAGTTGTTGTAGGAAATTTATTAATATAATTTAAATCGAAGGTATCGTATAATAGATCTGAAAAATCAAGCGTTGTTCCTTGACCAGTAGGAACAGGTGGTATTTTTGAATCATATATTAAATTTATTTCAATCTTAGTATTTATAAAATTACTATAATAAGCTAAATGCATAGCAGAGATACAGCCTGCATTTCCTCTACCAATAATTACTACTTTCATGATTTATTTTGTTATAAGCATAACATTTAATACTCTAGTTTTAAAGCAAATTGAAATATAACATTTTTAAAAAAATAGTGTATAATAGCCATATATATGCCACTTAGAAAAATACCAATCAATCCTGGTTTAAATAAGAATATAACAGCTACACAAGCTGAAGGACAGTGGATTGATGGAGATAATATACGATTTCATTATGGTAGCCCTGAAAAGATAGGGGGCTGGGAACAAATAGGATTTCAATTATTAGTAGGTGCAGCTAGAGCCAATCACACATGGTTTGATTTAGAAGGTAATCGTTATGCTGCAATAGGGACAAATAAACTTTTATATATTTTTTATGATGAAGCTTTTTATGACATAACTCCTTTAGGCACAGCTTTAACATCGTGTACTTATACTTCAACAACTGGGTCTAAAACAGTAACCATAAATAAAGCATCTCATAATTTAAATGTTGGAGACATTATTATATTTACATCTGTTACAACACCAGGTGCACCT